CATAGAATGGGTCAAAAGGGTTCTGTTGTTTATATTGATATTGTAGCTAAAAATACCCTAGATGAAGCGATAATGAAGTCTTTAGTAAGTAAGGGTCAAATAGCTGCAAAAACTTTGGGAGAAGAAGACCTTAAAGACTGGCTATTATAATTTATTATATTGATCAACTCTTAATAAAAATTTATCTGCATATTCTTTCAAATCAGCCTCTGAGAGCCTGAATTCCTGATATTGGAGGTCACGGGTGCAAATACTAATTACCCCCTGTTCTATGGGCCCGTAGTTCGTTGTATGGGCTAAATAATAGGCACCTAGCTGTAGTTTATAGTCCTCTACCCATTCTTCTTTTTTTGGCCTATTTGATTGCTTCCAATCAACTATACTGGGTTTACCATATGCAACTGCTGTTAGATCACAAGTTCCTGCAAATTGGTTTTTATATTCAAGGCTTATTTCGTTACCCCACACTTCATCTAGTTTAATGTTGTCCAAAATGGTTTTTGCCATCATTCTAGGTTTAGTGCCCTCTTCAGCTGCATTGTAATAACCTTGACCTGTAAGATAATATTCAAGGACTTGGTGCATTTCTGTTCCTACAGTCGATGCTTGTCTCATGATTCGATCTGCTTCTTTGTCACCAATACGCCTACGCCAATTATCTAAAAATCTTTTATCTTTTGTCGCTCCTAAAATTGTTGTTACTGAAGGGACTTTTATATTATCAACTAAATATTTTCTGCCGGTTGTATCTGAAAATCTATTGTAATGTTTGTAAGGATATTTTTTATTTAATTTCATTTTGTGATTAATACAATTATGACACTAGCCATACCTGTAATTAATACACCTGCAGAAGTCAACATTATTTTTTCTATTCTGCTTACTGCTTTTTCTAAATTATGAATTTTATCATGGGTTTGTTTTTGCATTATTCTACAAAGTTTTTCATGCGATTCTATTTTTTGTAAAGCTTCTTTAGACATTTCTGATACCTCTTTGTGCTATCTGAGCTCCTAAAGGATCATCTGGAAATAAAGCTGCAAATTGTTGTGGGTTCACTACTTGTCCGGTTTGCGCTGTTTCTTGAACAGGATTTTGTAATTGTAAATCACCCATGACTGAAGAATCTTCTTGTCTTTGTGCTTCCAATTCTTGATTCTCTATTATCGCGTTATTCTGAATTGATCTATCAATCATTCCAACTAAGTTATTATCTTCATTTGTATCGCCTGATGAATTACTAAAATCATTTGCAAACATTACCTCATCAACCTTTTCTGGTATGTTATCTTTAAATATTGGCTCTGGAATAGACATAGGTAATTCTGATAACCTATCAATTATTTCAGCTTCACTAATAGTTTTTGGATCAACTTTTGGTATGTCTTTATCTTCTTCTGCTAAATAATTTATTAATCTTGCTAAAGCATCTCTTTTTCTTGTCATTCCTAATTTCATAGCTGACTCTGTTACAGCTTTTGTTTTACCTAATACACCATTTACTTTTAAAGCGTCCACTATAGTTTGCACACTTCTTCCTGAATAGTAATCTCTGCCAGGTAAAAAAGTTGCTTTAGGCGTTCCTGTTCCAAGCTTTTCACCTCTTAATAATTTTAATGTTTCATCTGGCAAAAGAGCATCGTTCATAGCTCTAAGTGCAACAGGGTCTGTTAATATTTGTCCGGCTCTTCTAGATAGAAGTAACAATGCTGCTGAGGCAAGGAATCCAGGAGCACCAAATATAAGACCACCCGCAATACCACCTCCTAATGTAAGTCTTCTTGCTAAAAATTGTGATGGATCAGAAAGTTTTGTTTCTCCTATAGCTTTCATATATGATGCAAAGTTATAAAATTCTTCTGCACCTTTATTACCAAGCATATATTGTATTTTTCTTCGTCCTGCCTCATCAAATGAATTTGCAATACCAAAAGATCTCATAAATTTGTCAGCATCAAACTCAGCAAAATCATCAGCACCAAATTTTAATTCTGTAACATCAAATATACCGTTATTTTTTTTAACTTCTTTAATACTAAAATCTTTTAGGGCACGTTTTTCATCACGAGTCATTACTTTCAAAGTATCAGTTAAATATTTTGTACCAGATTTTATTGATACATCTTCATCAACAAAATTAATTAATGAATTTGCACCAGCATCAGAGGGGCTTTTAAAAGCTCTTAAAAATTTATTGAAAGCATATTTTGCTTGAACAGCTTTAAATAAATCTTCACCACCTTCCGTAGCTTTTACTCCAATTTCTGAAGAACCTTCTGCACCTATTAATTTTTTAAATTGAACAAGTGCATCAACTGAATCATTTTCAAAGACTGCTTGTCCAATGTTTTTAAATAATTGATCTCTGTATTGAGTTCCAGCCCCCTGAAATCCCTCTAAACTTTTTGCCGTAAAAGCGTTTCTGTCAAATTTTCTTAAGGTTTGTACCACTGGAGATAGTTGATAAAATCCTTGTACATCAGCAAAAATTTTATTTGCTAACATTAATTGATCTTTTAATAACCTTGCTGAGTCTCTACTTTTTTCTAAAAATTGATCAGCTAAATTTTTACCACTTGTAGATTGAATAGTATCATAAGTAGCTTTTATGCCTTCATCTTTTAAAAAATATGAAAGATTTTCAATGTCGTTACCAAACCTTGCAAAATCTGTTTCCATAGCTTCACGCATAATAAACATATTATCTTTAAGTGTAGAGTAACGACTACCTTCAATTGCATTATTTAACATTGTCATAACACCCTTGAATTGTTTTGGTGAAAGTAAATTGTTATCACCTATTTGAAGCATCGCTTTCATAAACATGTTGATAGGATCACCTTGCATTGTTAGTATTTTTTCAATGTCTTTTAACGGTGCCGCCTCAATATTTCTGACCCCTAAATATTGTTGAAACTCAGGAAATTGTTCTGCGTTCTCCTCAATAAATTCTCTTGCCGCTTGTTGTGTCTTTTTTAAACTAATCATTCTAGGGTTTCCTGAATTAACAGCTAAATTATCAAATTGTTTATAAGCACTATTGTAAAGATCTGTATTTTGAATAAACACCTTTTCAGCTTGTTTTCGAACACTGCTGTTTATTGCACTTACTTTAAGTAGTGGAGAGTAAGCTTGTAAATCTTCTAGATATCTTTTACCTCCGGCAATTTCTGCCTCAGATTTTGCAACTTTACCAATCGGAGATACAAGTGGGAATACCCCCATAAATCTAAAAAAATTTCTTCCAAGTCCTGAAAAAGTTCCTTGTCCTTCTTTAAGAGCCGATAACATAGGCAAAGGTAAACCTTTGTCTCTTGCAAACGTAGCAAGTTCTTTTTGTTTAGGTCCTACTGTGCCAAAACCCTTTTTTAATAGTTTGCCAAAAGGTCCAAAAACAAATGGAGATAATAAAGATGCTCCTGTGTTAAACATTAAAGCATTTTTCATGGCTACTGCTGTATTTACAAGTTGGTCTCTCTCTACTTCACCCTCTGGTATTTCAGATAAATCGTCTGCAAGTGCTGAGGCAACAGTTACACCCACTTGTTCATTTAATGTATCATATGTAAAAGCTCCTGCTCCTGCTCCTAAAGTTCCCCCTAATACAGACTGAATTTCAGTTTTTAAAAGTGGCCCTCGATAAGCTCTTGATAATGGATTTAAAAGTTTACCAACACCTCTAATTGCACCACCAAATAATTTAAATCTTCCTGGTAAAGCTCTTGATATTTTATCGGCTTGTTCTACAAAAAAACCAGTCCCTTTGTTATTTAACATTCCATCTTTAGCAGCTTTAAAAATTTCTTTTCTGTTGTAAACATATGGAAAAATACTACCAGCAACGTCACCTGCTAATTCATATGTAGGTGAACCAACGCCAGTTGATGCTTTTAAAGGTTGTTGAAGAAATTCTTTTTCACTTACAATATCCTCCCTTGCGCCTTTTCTCATTTCTGTAAGTTGTTGAGTAGTTGGACCTTTTAATTTTTTTCTTCTAATTAATTCATCAATTATAGATTTCTGTTCATTAGTTAAATTTTCTGGATTAAGAGTTTTATCATCTAATTGTTTTTGAAGATTTTCAATAAATTCACTCATATTAACCTCTTTGAGTTCCACGACCTGTTTGACCAATAAGTGGTGTAACTATATTAAATCTTTGTTCTAATTCTTGTTCAGTCAAGTCCTGTAGTTCTCTTGCTCTCTCATCAATTTGACCGTCACCTTGAAATGGTCTAACATCAAGACCGTATGCTCTTCTTTCTTTTTCTAAATAAGAAGAAGCTCCTCCAGCTTCTAGATACATTCTTTCATTTTGTTTAATATCATCAAGAATTGTTTCTGCCGTAGCTTGAAGTGATGCTGTTACGTCTGTTTCACCTCTTAAGAATGGAAATACTCTTACAAGATTTTTTGCCATTTCAATATCTTTTTGTGTCAATCTATCTTTTGATTTTAAAGAATTAGCTAATTTGTAAACTAAAACTGTTTCATTAATTGCAAGTCTTTCATAATCTAGTGATTTACCACCTTCTAATCTTCTCTTAGCCTCATTAAAGTAATTAGTTTTTATTTTATTATAATTTCCAAAAGTTTTGTCTAAATATCTTTTTGCTTCATCTTTTGTTTCAAATTCACCAGCATTTACTAATCGCCTAGCAGCCTTATCTCTTTCAAGTTCAAACATAACTCTACCTGATCTATTTAATTCAGCTTTGTTATCTCCTGAAGGTTTAACAAAGTCAAATACATCACCTAACGCTCTACTTAAACGACCACCATATAA